CATTATTGCTGGGCATGGAAGATTATTAGCTGGTAAAAAATTAGGGCTAAAAGAAGTTCCAACTATCATGTTAGAACATTTAACCGAAGCCCAAAGAAAAGCATTCATTCTAGCTGACAACCGAATAGCTATGAATAGTGGCTGGGATTTAGAGCTGTTATCTTTAGAGCTTAAAAACCTAGATGATCTTGATGTGGATTTAATTGAGTTAGGTTTTGATGCTAAAGAACTCAACAGTCTATTAGAGCCTGAACAAGTTGAAGGCAATAATGATGAAGATGAAATCCCTGAAGTACCTGAAGAACCTACTTCCAAATTAGGTGATCTATATCAATTAGGCAATCATAGACTCATGTGTGGGGATAGCACTTCCTCAACTGATCTTGCCAAACTGATGGGTGATGATAAAGCCGAAATGGTATTCACCGACCCACCTTGGAATGTAGACTATGGTTCTAATTTAGCTAATGGCAAATATAAAGACAGATCTATCATGAATGATAGTATGTCCACCGAAGATTTCAAAGACTTCATGTTTAATGTATTTACTAACATGAGTCAATACAGTCAGAAAGGTTGTCCAACTTATGTGGTGATGTCAGCACAAGAGTGGGGCAATTGTATGCTGACTTTAAGTTTAGCTGATTATCATTGGTCATCGACTATCATATGGAATAAAGACACCCTTGTGATTAGCCGAAAAGATTACCACACTAAATATGAACCTATTTGGTATGGCTGGCTCAATGGTAGTCCTAGGTTAAAAGAAGTTGATGATAGAAAGCAAAGTGATGTGTGGGATATACAAAGACCTAAAAAGTCTGAACTACATCCTACTATGAAACCTATAGAACTCATTGAAAGATGTATTAGAAACAGCAGTAACCATGGCAATATTATTTTAGATCTCTTTGGAGGTTCAGGTAGCACATTAATTGCCTCTGAAAAAACAAACAGATCAGCTAGGCTGATGGAATTAGACCCCAAATATTGTGATGTTATAATACAAAGATGGGAAGAATTCACAGGTAAAAAGGCTGAAAAGATAGATGCCAGCAACATTTAAAAGATGGTCAGTAGTTACTAAACATGATAACCAACCTATGCAAGAATGTTTATTTGTCCATAAATCCCATGCAATCAAGAAGTTAGAGCAATTACCTAACCCTGATAAATGTGAGGTGAGACAAATATTTATTATTATTCAGGAGTTATAAAAAATATGAAAAAGCATGAGCCCACCGAAGATAACAGGACTTTAGTTAAGTCATTATCTGCTATGGGAACAAGATATGATGATATTGCAACCAAACTAGGTATATCCGATGATACCTTAAAGAAATATTATCAGCTTGAATTAGACCTTGGCAGAGTAGAAGCCAATGCTAAAGTCGCTAATGCATTATTTCAACAAGCCATGGATGGCAACACCACAGCACAAATCTTTTGGTTAAAGACTCGAGCTGGTTGGAAAGAAAACCATACCATTGAACATGTAGGTGATTCATTTATTAAAGTCATTACAGGTATTGAGGAACAACCTAAGGCTAAACTATCTGTTATTAAATGAAAACCATAGCTACAGGGTATAAGCCTAGAAAATACCAAAAGGCTTTCCATGAAATGATTGCCAAGCACAGATTTTCAGTTGCAGTTTGTCATAGAAGGTTTGGAAAAACAGTCGCTTCATTGAATCAACTTATACATAGTGCATTAAACTGTGATAAGCCTAACCCTAGATTCGCCTATATAGCACCCACTTATTCAAGTGCAAAAAGAATTAGTCTCGACTATTTAAGAGAGTACACAAAGAACCTAGATTGTGAAATCAATATCGCTGAACTTCGAGCTGATTTTATGGGAAGGCGAATATCACTTTATGGTGCAGACAACCCTGATTCACTTCGAGGCATTTATTTAGATGGTTGTATTGTAGATGAGTGTGCGCAAATATCACCAAGTCTATTTAATGAAGTCATCAGACCAGCATTATCAGATCGAAAAGGTTGGTGTGCCTTTATTGGAACTCCAGCTGGTGATAACTACTTTAAAAAGTTAAGAGATCAGGCTGAACAAGATTCCGAATGGGGACTGATTGAATTTAAAGCAAGCCAAACAGGTATCATTCCTCAAGATGAATTAGATAGTGCTAAAAAAGCGATGGGCATTGACAAGTTCAATCAGGAATTTGAGATCAATTTCCACAGCCCTATTGTAGGTTCTTATTATGGTCAGCTACTCAATGAAATAGAAGAAAGAAACCATATCAGAGATATAGCTAGCGAGAATATGACTGAAAAGTGGACTGCTTGGGATTTAGGTATGAGTGACAGCACAAGTATTTGGGTCATGGAAACAGCAAGTGGTGAGCATAGAGCTATGGATTATTATGAAAACCATGGGCAATCACTTGATCATTATGTAGGTTGGCTCAAAGATAATGGTTACTTTGATTATCAGCATATCTTGCCTCATGATGTAAATGTAAGAGAATTAGGCACAGGTAAATCTAGATTAGAAGTTTTAACCAATGCTGGATTAGACATAATTGTAGCACCAAGGATGTCAGTTGATGATGGCATTCAAGCTGTTAGGCAAATATTACCTAACATGTATTTTAATAAAGACAAAACAAAATTTGGTTTAGAATGTTTAAGAAATTATCGGAGGCAATACAATGATAAACTTAATGCATATACTAACAACCCGCTTCATGATTGGTCTAGCCATTGTGCTGATAGTCTTCGGTATTATGCTATCGCTGTTGGCAATCAATCTAAACAAACCGATTGGACAAAACCAATCACAGATGACTACAAATCAGCCTTTGTCTGATGAGTGGGTCAGCTCAATTCAACCTTTGGATGATAAATGATAGAATTAATTAATTTAATAGAAGATAATATAGATGACAGTCTCAACTATATCAATGAAACTGTTCAGCCTGAAAGAAAGATGGCACTCGACTATTACCTTCGCAAACCCTATGGCAATGAGGTTAGAGGTAAGTCTCAAATAGTTACATCAGAGGTGTCTGAAGCTGTGCATGGTGCATTACCCCAGCTCATGAAGATATTTACATCATCTCAAGAATCAGTTGTATTTAATCCTGTAGGTGATGGCGATAATAATATGGCTGATACTGTCACACAATATGTCAATCATATCTTTAACAAAGACAATGCTGGTGCATTTATCTTACATAATTGGATGTTTGATGCATTGACTCAAAAGGTAGGTATTGTAAAAGCCTATTGGAATGATTCAGAAGAAGTTACACATGAAACATACAAAGACCTGACCGAAGATGAAATGGTGCAACTCTTACAATCTGATGATGATATTGATGTAGTCAGCCAGCGAGAAAGAGTGATTATGGAAAGGGCTGAAGACCCTATCACAGGTGAAGTCATTCCTGAAATCAAAGCCTATGACTTAAAAATAGCTATTAAAAGAAACAATTCCAAAGTCAAAGTTGAAAATGTCCCACCTGAAGAATTCTTAATCAACAAAAGAGCCACCTCAATTAATGATGCTACCTTTGTAGCACAAAGACAATATGTCACAAGATCAGATTTAATTCACATGGGTTTTGATCAGAAAGTGGTCGATGATCTGTCTACTGATGACATGATTGGTATTGATGAGGCTAATTGGTCAAAGACTACCGATACTAAAGACCCATCTCAAGATATTATTACTTTATATGAATGCTATATGGATGTGGGGCAAAAAGATGGCACAGCTATCAAGAAAAGAATCTGCTATGCATCTAAAGTCATCTTATCAGAAGAAGAATGTGATTATGTTCCATTCTATTCACTCTGTCCTTTCCCAATCCCTCACCAATTCTTTGGTCATTCATTAGCTGATAAGACTATGGATTTACAAGCGATTAAATCCACTATCACAAGACAAATGTTAGACAATCTTTATCTCACTAACAACAGCCGAATCGGTGTGGTTGAAGGACAAGTCAATATCGATGATGTTCTCACCTCAACTGCTGGTGGTGTGATTAGAATGAAAAATGCTAATGGCATTGTGCCATTGACTGTTCAATCATCTGCTG